GAGAGGCGTACCCGGCAACAGAGCCTTTAGAGGCGGGGTTGTCCTCCACGTCACGAGGGGGGAAAGCCCCGTCTCCTGGAAAATTAACACCGCCTTCGTAGACATTCAACTTCATATCACGAATGTCCTTATAAGGCTGGTCGCTGATGTCCATACCCGGAGGCATAATATTCAGCTTGGCCGCTTCGCCGTATACCATTCCTTTTTTAACAATGTAACCATCAGTGTTGGATTGAAAGCCGGGCTTCTCGCCGATGTCGTCTTTGAGTGAGTCCATGTCAAACACGCCGGAGTCAACTGGTTCAAAAGGCTTTGCGTACTTTTCTTCAGCATAATTTGCCACTTGGCCTACATCAGTTTGGCCTTTACCGCTTGGCAGTTTAGGCTGAATATTTTGGTTTCCTGTTTTGCTCATGTCAGTGCTCCTTTAATTAAACGCCAACAGAGGCAAACGGTGTAATACCGTAATCCAATGCCAAGCCAGTAACTGCGGTCGCGTCTGTTCCACGCAAGATATACAACTGGTCACCGGCGTTAACTGATACGCCGCCCACGCCAGAGTTGGTGCCAACTTGAAGCTGGCCAGTTGTTCCTGTACCGTACAAGCTGATATAGTTCGTCACGCCGACTGCGTTGGTTTGTGTGCCTGTTGACGTGCCATTGTAAGGGCCAACAGTAAACGGTCCGTACGTTGCTGTGGACATTGAAGGCGCGGCACCTGGCGCGGCGTTGTTCATAATGCGGATCAGCTGAATTTGATCTGACAAAATGCCGGTTGTGGTGTTTGTGCCGTTCCAAGCAGTGTAAGTGCTAGAGCCGACTGCAACAACTGCGGCTTGAATACCGAAGATTTGCAGGTTAGCAAAAGCAACGAATTTGCTTGTTACACCAGAAGCGCCGGCAGCGAGTGCCGGGAAGGCATGCCCTAAGCGGGCAATGTACATTGGGTGGTCATACCCAGCGTTCTTAGTTTGTGACATTTTGACTCTCCTTATTCGCAGACCTCTCCTGCGTTTTATGCGCTCCCGAATCGGGACGGCCAAGCAGAGAAGGTCGCCTGGCCACGCATTAGAGCAAAAATGTTACGCTGCTGAATCCCACTTAACAATACGGGCATTCGCCGCCAGAGTATGGACAATGCCGAAGCCGCCGAGGTAGTACCAGGCCACGCCTTTAGAACGACCGTAGTCTGAAGGAATCTTACCGCGCATTTCTTCAGGTACCGCAATCGCTTCAGCCACTGTGTCATTACCGAAGATGAACATCCAGTCAGACACCGCGCCGGCCCAAGCAGTCATATCACCACCGCCTGCTGTACTGATGCCAGTCGTGCCGTTACCCTTTGCAATGTTGGTTTGTTCAACATAGCGGGTGTTTTCGTAACGTCCGATTTCACCATTCATAATCAGCTTGAAGCCGGTATCTGAATACTGGTGGATCGTTTCCAAGTTATTCTTGAAGTTACGCAGAGTGGTCGGCCATGCCAAAGCATAGTAGTCGTCGCCCAGATAAGCCGGAATGTTACGTTCCTTCATCAGGTCAACGATCGATTTGGCGTGCGCGTTAGCGTAGGCAATCGAGTTTGTACCAGTCACAGTACCGTTAGTGAACAAGGTCACAGACGAACCGTTGTTACCGGATGTTGGAATAACACGCAATGGCGTTTGGTTGAACTGGTTCCAAGCAAAACGGTCAAAGGTCTTAACTGCGTCGTTCTTCAACACTTTCTGTATCAGCTCCATTACTGGGAACTTAGACAGATTGTCCAGTTTCGCAGAGTAAGGCACTGAGTTACCAGCCTCGCTCAGTGTCAACGTACCCTGGACAATTGTGTAGTTGGTTTCAGGCATTGTGTTCGTTTCAAGAATCACGCCGCCGCCGGTTGCTACATCAGAGAAGACATCCCATGTGAAGATGTCGCCTTTCTTTTTGCCTTGTTGCGAAGCATCGCGTACGTCCGCAAACTGGCGGAATTTCACAAGCGGCTGCACCGCCATACGCAATACGTTTGAAAGTTGGCGCGAATACATGTAGCCACCCAACGAGTTAACTGCCCATACCTGACCTGCCATGATGATGCTCCTTATAAATGGTTAACGAGACATTCCCGACATCCATTGAGGACCGCCACGTGCTTTGGCAATACCCTCAATAACGCTCGAGTACGTTTCTTCCTTTTCTTCTTCGACTGTGCTCGGAGTTTTGCCTCCAGCAGCCTTTGGTACAGCCTGCACATTTTCTTTACGAGTCTGCTTGTCTACAACAGGCACGGCAGGCTTAGCCACTTCCGTCACTGCCGGTTGAAATTTCTTCACCCAGTTTCTGACTTCATTGCCAACTGCTGTGTAGCGCTCAGCATACGAGCGTTTGTCGCCTCTGCGAATTAAGTCGTCGTCCATATCCTGAGCCATCTTATTCAGGTGTGGGTCGCCGACAATATCGGAGAAGTCTGTTCTAAACTTACTTATCGCTTCGTTGAAGGTTAGGCGTTCGTCAACTGTTCGGTTCAGAGCGTCCGTGGATAGCTCAGTGGCCTTAATTTTTCGAATCGCAGCTACCGCTTCTTCTTCGCTGCCCATTTGTATCGCTCGGGCCAGAGCTAGGTCGTCTTCAACCGATCTTGCGGCTACTTCTTCTTGCTGGTGCTGCTGTTGCTTACCTTCTGCCTCTTGGCGCAGTCGAGCGGCTTCGGCCAAATATTGATCCGCTGCCTCCACTTTCTGTGCCCGTGCTATTAACTCATCCTTCGTAACCTGGCGCTCAACACCGTTGATCTTGAGCGTGAATAATTCGGGTTCTGCCTTTGCAGCTACCTTCTCAGCGTCATGGTCGATGATCTCCTCATGAATCGCCTCGTCTACAAGCTCTTCTTGCGAGCCATCTGCTTTCTTTACAACAAACGGAACGGTCTTCCCATCGTCTGTCACATCGAACAAGTCGCCCTCGTTGGCGCTTCGTTCATCATTCTGATCGTTGATGCGCGCCAGCATTGCCAGCCTTGCATCATTTCCGGAGCCCACTGTTTCCTGGCCTTCTCCGTCTATAACACCGTCATTCTCTTCGCGGTAACGTCTTGCGAACAATTTAGCTATAAGCATAAAATTCTCCTTTTATCTATCTTCAAGTTCTTTGAATGCTTGCAAGCCATCCACGATGCTATCGGCCAAGTAGTCCTTGATGGATTCCGCCCGGTAAATTCTGTTCTGAATTGTCTGGACCACTTTTCCGTCTTTCGGATCGCAAGTCTTTAGCTCTTGAAAGGCACTGACAACTTCCGAGTCGATGCGATTCAGAATATAGTTGCCAATATCCGAGGCCCAGAATTCTTCCACTTGCCTGCCGAAAGCGGCACGGCGAAGCAGCATATTTTTGTCGTCTGTATCTTCCATTGCGCGAATATACCATAGTTAGTTGGAAAGGGGAACTACTTACTAAATGTAGCCTGATGCGCTCTCAACTCTTCCTGCGTCATACCGCTGTTCTGCAAGTCCTTCACATTACTCCACTTCTTGGACTTGACAAAGTCCTGTATGAAAGGAAGCGCGTCGTCACTCGGCCTTCTGTTCTGAGGGCCTTTGATTTGGGATATGCTCTTTTCTCTAGAAGCCTTTAGCTTTGCAGCGTACTCATCAACTAAATGCCAGTAAATGCCACTGCCCTGCTGTACTTTAGGGTGTTCTTGCGTCATCCACTCTAGCGCTTTCTCTTGCAGGTCGCCTGTGTTGCTTCCAACCTCCACAGTCGCCTTGCTGTTGCCTTTCGGGTCCTTTAGCGAGTATACTTCTGCCTTTCCTGACTTGATCGCGTCCCAACCACCGTGTCCATAGCTCTCGCTTCCAGAATCTCCTGATGCTTCTACCCAGTCTGGGTGGCGTTCAGTTCCAAGTGATCGTGCTTTGCTTTTAGGCGGCTCGTACCCTCTTACAGAGTGTCCCATCTCATCAGACTCTGCTGCGAACTGTCCTGGCTTGTCAAGCTTGATCCACTTCCATCCTTCAGGATATTCCTTGTGGATGGTCATACCTTCCTGTGCTGCTTTCTTCGCATCTGCCATCTTCTTGGCGGCGGCTTCATTCGAATTATGTGTCATTCTTACAGCATCGGCAACAGAGACTTTGTTCAGCTGTTCAGGCCGTATTTCACCTGTTGCGAGCTTCTCGCCCAGTGTGTCGATGATGTGGTCGAAGCCGAGGTCTTGGTGCATAGTCTGATTAACTGAGCCCCTCGCCTGACTCAACTGATGTAGCGCTGTTTCTGAGTCTAGTTTATTGACCCAAGGTTTGTCGTTCAAAGAAACACCAGACCATATATCGCCTGCTGAGCCCGCTTTCATATTCCTAACAATAGAGTCAGTGGCATTTTCCCAACGCTGGCCTGCCTCGGTCTTAGACTCCGGAGCTGCATCATCTTTGTAAGCAACCCTATTCTGCTCTGCCTGAATAATTTTTGGTGTCGGTGAGTGATGCGTGATACCATCGTCTGCTAATTTCCGTATCTCATCTTCCGGCGTCGCCATTCGATTAAGCACGTACTTTCTAAGATTGCCGTCAATCCACTTGTTGATTGCTGTGCGGTGCTCATTGACGTCTGCATTTTCTTCTTCATTAAGATGGGTGTCTTTAAATTCAGGTTTCTTCAGAGGCTTCAGTGCGCGTTCCACGCCTTCAAGCCATTGGCCGCCGACCGGCTTAATTACGCCTGCTGCACCGATTGCTGTGTTGTCAACCTTATCATTGTAGCTCTTTGCCAGGTCTTCGTTATAAGGTTTGCCTGTCATCTTCAACACATTCGCACGGCGCTCGTCTGGCGTGCCGAAGGCGCTCTCCACGCCTTTACCGAACTCAGCCATTGGATGTTGTAGTTTAGGCGCTAAGTAGTCACCGACAGGGTTGTTGATAGGAACAGGAGGAGCTGTGTGCTCCATACCTTGGTGCATCGGGATATTTTGCGTAGGCTGTACATCAGCCATGCGGGGCTGAGTCTGTTGTGCGTGATGGTCGACGGCAAAGGCAATCAGGTCCTCGTCAGACGTGGCTTCTGGCGCTTCTACAGTATAAACTGTACCGTCAGGCGCTTGTACTTGGTGTTGAGCCACCTGACTTCTCCTTCTTGATTACTTTAAAGCCGTCTGTCTTATTTTCACGGTCTTTCTGTGTAATACTCATTCTGTGCCCAATCGTCGCCATCATCGCCTCATGGCGCTGTTCCTTTTCAGCTGCAACAATAGAAGCATGGTGAATCACTGAGCTTCGCAGATTCTCTGACTCTTCGTGCAGTTGAGCAACTTGGACCTTAGTCTCATTCGTATGCTTGGCCACTTCGACCTTGACCTGGTGTGCTGTCATCTTCTCGGTGACTTTCGCGTTCAACTGCTCAATGATCTTCTGAGACTCTTGCAATTGACCTTGCAGCATTGCAACTTGAGGATCGTCGCTTGTAAAGAATCGAGTGCCGTCCGCGTAGCCAACACAACCGAAGACTTCCTTACCTATCTCTTGTATATTCAAACCTGGCGTTGTCTTCGCAATTTGTGCCATTTGAGCGTAGGTGTTCAAAGCACCTGTCAAGCGCTGCAACTTCATTTGAGGATCAGTTGCACCCATACCGACATTCACATTCAGCACAAGCTCCTGGTCAAGCAACTGGTCCGTCACCTCAGAGATACCGTATTTCTGCAACAACTTGGCTTTATTAGCGGCAACTGAGATAATGACTTGGTCCGTCTCATAGTGTTGTTCAAGCGCCATGATCTGACGCAGCAATGGCTGAACAAACGTCTCGACATAAGTGCGCAGCAGATACTCAACCAGTGTGCCGGCAGACTGATTAAGCAGATTCATGTTACGCGCAGGGCCATTGATACCGTGGTCTGCCATGACTTGAGCAGGTGAGAAGTTGCCGAGCAAGTCACCGAGGTCATTATCGATGCGAGACTGTTCTTCGTACGCAGACTGAGTAACATCCGGCCAGGAGATTTCCCGCACATCATTTACTGGATCGTCCATTGAAACAACGCCGCCAGGCACATTCCTTACCAAGCCCTGCACATCCACATCTTTGCCGCGTTTGATGAACCATTTTTTGTTCAGCACGAATTTGACGTTATCAATACGCTGATTTGCAACCTCATTGGCTTCGTCTTGTAGATTCTTACCAAGCGACGGAATGCCAGACGGGTAAACTTTATGTGTTTCGAGAATAACGCAACCCATCACATAAGGTCGCATGCCGTGGAAGACGACCTCTTTCAATGGTACAGGTGTTGTCAGCAGTAAATTCTCGCCGAGCAGATAGAACTCCCAGTCAACATCGTTCTTGCGGTGGATGTGGCGCTGAATCCAGACTGTAACGTAGGCGTCTTCATCCATCGCATCTGACGCATACTGGTCATTGCGGTCTTTTTGCCGAGCTGAGCGTGTACTGTCAGACTTAGTGTCCGCTGCGGCTCGTATTTCACCAGGACCGTAAGTGCGCCACTCGCCGGACTCCATTTTCTCCATGACGTCCATGACATACATTGGGATCATGTGAATAACGTATGGCGAGCTATTGATCGGGTCCATCCAGTTTGCGCCTGGATCA